AAGACCACAAACGTGCCAGTCTCACGTTAGACCAATTAAGACTGACAACATTCTAGATCTAGGAACGACAATATATACCCTTATTATTTTAAGAAAAAATGGCACAACAGTCATCAGCTAACCCTACCTCATTAACACGTCAGGGTCAGCTCAATTCAGCAGGTGACGCCAGAAATTTGTATCTTAAATTATTCTCAGGAGAAATGTTCAAAGGATTCCAGCATGAGTCAATAGCTCGTGACATGGTAATGAAGAGAACATTGAAGAACGGAAAGAGTCTTCAGTTCATCTACACAGGTAGAACAACTGCGGAATTCCATACTCCCGGAAATTCAATTTTAGGAAACAGTGATGGTGCACCTCCAGTCGCAGAAAAAACAGTAACTTGCGACGACCTATTAATCAGTTCAGCATTCGTGTATGAGCTAGATGAAACACTTGCACATTATGAATTACGTGGTGAGATCTCTAAGAAGATCGGCTACGCACTTGCAGAGAAGTATGACAGACTCATCTTCAGAGCAATTACTAAAGGTGCAAGACAAGCTTCTCCAGTATCAAAGACAAACTTTGTAGAGCCCGGTGGAACACAGATCAGAGTTGGAGCAACAACTAATGATTCTGATGCTTACAACGCAGGCAACCTAGTTAATGCTTTCTATGATGCAGCAGCAGCTATGGATGAAAAAGGAGTTTCTTCAGCAGGAAGATGCGCGGTGTTAAACCCACGTCAATACTACGCTTTGATCCAAGACATAGGTTCTAACGGACTAATCAACAGAGACACACAAGGTACAGCATTACAGTCTGGACAAGGTATCATTGAAATTGCAGGCATTAAGATCTTCAAGTCAATGAACATTCCTTTCCTAGCTAAGCATGGTGTAGCTTATGGTGGAACTACTGGTGAGACAGCTCCCGGAAACTTAGGTTCACACGTCGGTACAGCACTAGCTGACGCACGTAAGTCTGTAACAGGACTAAACAACAACTACGGTAACAGCACAGACTTTGCTAAATCTGCTGGATTAATTTTTCAGAAAGAAGCAGCAGCAGTTGTTGAAGCAATCGGTCCTCAAGTCCAAGTGACTTCAGGGGATGTGTCGGTTGTATACCAAGGAGATGTCATATTAGGGCGTCTAGCTATGGGAGCAGATTTCTTGAACCCAGCAGCAGCCGTTGAACTATACGTTGGAGCATCTGCACCAACAGCGTTCGGTACAACATACCCAGAGAACGGTTAATTTATTCTTTATACGGGAGCTTCGGCTCCCCTTTTTTTTATGGCTATTCCAATAAGCACCGATACCGAACTATCCGCAGTGAACTCCATCTTGGGTAGCATAGGTCAAGCACCTATAACATCATTAACACAACAGGTAGGGCAACCAGACCCTTTAGCTAATCCAGAAATATCTTTTGTAGTTAATATATTACAAGATGTAAACAAAGATGTCCAGACAACTGGCTGGCACTTCAATACACAATACAAAGTAAAAAGATCTCCTGATGCAAATAAGAATTTTGTCATACCACAAGATGCTATAGCATATGATCTTAGTGACGGTCAGTTTGATAGAACTAAAGATGTCACAAGAAAGAATGGTAAGTTATACGATAATGTTGCACAAACAGATGAATTTACTGGCGACTATGAATTTGATATTATAAGTCTTTTATCTTTTGCAGATGTACCTCCTCCAATTCAAAGATATATTATTGCAAGAGCTTCAGTAAAAGCAGCAGTGCAACTTGTATCTAATGCTGATCTAGTTAAGTTACTTAAATTAGAAGAGCAACAAACTAAGGCTAATGCTATGAATTATGAAACAGAACAAGGCGACAATAGTTACTTCGGTTTTGGTTCTAATACAAGCTATAGATCTTATCAACCTTACAAAGCACTTATAAGATAATGGCAGCAAACAACATTTTAAAAATCAGAACTGTTCGTGGAGTACCTAAATATCTATACAATATAGATAAAGACAGATATCGCGAAAAGTATAACACTATCAAAAAGATAGAAAAAGCTAAAGCTAAAAAGAAAAAAAAGAAAAGGAACGCTTAATGGCAAACATTACACAAACTATACCTAACCTTACTGGTGGAATATCACAACAGCCTGACGAGCAGAAGATTCCCGGGCAGGCAAGGGACATAACAAATGCACTTCCAGACATCACACAAGGATTGCTAAAGAGACCGGCTGGTAAGTTTGTGTCAACTTTAAGTACTTCTACAAGTGATGGTAAATGGTTTCATTACTATAGAGATGAGAACGAGCAATATATAGGACAAGTTGCCAGAAATGGTGTAGTCAGAATGTGGGCATGTGTAGATGTCAAAGCTGCTAATGGTAGTACTATCCATCAAGCAGGGGCAGAAGTTACTGTAGTAGATGGTATAGGAAACTCTACATATTTAACACATACTGACCCAGAAGATATACAGACACTGACTCTTAATGATTTCACTTATTTAACTAATAGAAGTGTAATTACAGAGATGGATGCGTCTGTTACAGAACCAGCAGGCAACTTTACTAAAGAAGTATTTATAGAACTAAAACAGATAGCTTACTCAAAACAATATTCATTTAATGTTTTTGACCAAGATGGTAGTCAAGATAGTCACTTTACTACAACCACAACAGCTACTCGTATTAATGTAGAAAGAGTTAGATCAAGTAATAATTACTGTGACTCAAATGGCTTTATGGTTGCTCATGCAACTAGAGGTAGTGCTGGTAATAGATGTGATGAAAGTGCAGGAGATGGTAGAGATGCCTTTGCTCCTAACGTAGCTACTCGTATATTTTCTGTTGATAGTAACAAGTCATTAACTGATGGCTCAGCTACAGGCGGTATAATATCTGGTGGTGCTACATCTAACCAAGACTATCAGTACAACGTTAGAACTTATGCTCAAGGTGGTTCTGGTAGTGGATCTGATTATGTCAGTGGAAGACAAAACTTGTACTTCCGTATAGCTACAACAGGTCAGTCAGTACCTTTTACAACTGGCTCTGGAGAAAACCAAACAACTGTATATCAAGCTAGATATACAACCACATATGATTTACTACATGGTGGTGAAGGTTGGTTACAAGGTGATTTCTTTTATGTATGGATGAAAGATGCTTTTTATAAAGTAACTGTAGAAGAGATTAGTACATCTAAAGTACAAGCTAATTTATGTTTAGGTAGACCACAACCAACACCATTTGATAATGAAACAACTATAACTGCTGAGAGTATTCTTGGTGATATGAGACAAGAGTTAATTGACCAAGGATTTGCTGCTGCTGATATAACACAGATTGGTATAGGTTTACATATAAAGAAAAATACTGTTTTTAATGCTTCTACTGGTGTAGGAGAATTATTAAATGTTGTAGCTAGTGAGGTTAATGATGTAGGAGATTTACCTTCACAATGTAAACATGGTATGATCGTTGAGATTATAAATAGTAATGCTGACGAAGATAATCATTACGTAAGATTTAATGGTAATAATGATAGAGATGGAGAAGGCACTTGGCAGGAATGTGCTAAGCCGGGAAGAACAATAAGATTTAATTATGCAAAGATGCCAGTAGCTCTTATTAGAACTGCTGATGCAAACTTTAGAATAACTGAATTAGATGACTCTTCATACACTGTTCTTGGTGTAACTCACAAAGCTCCTTTCTGGAGTGATGCCTTAGTAGGTGATAGTACAACTAATCCAGAACCATCTTTCATAGGACGACCTATAAATAAAATGTTGTTCTTTAGAAACAGATTAACTTTTTTATCTGAATCATTTATAATTATGTCTCGTCCGGGAGATTATTTAAACTTCTGGTCTAAGTCAGCTATACAGTTTGTAGCTAGTGATCCAGTAGATTTATCAGGTAGTTCATCATACCCAGCTATTTTTTATGATGGCATACAAGTAAATACAGGATTAATATTATTCACTAAAAACCAACAGTTTATGTTGACTACAGATAGTGATGTCTTTGGTCCACAAACAGCTAAGATAAACTCTCTTTCTACTTACAACTTTAACTTTACTACTAACCCCATTTCTCTTGGTGTTACCATAGGTTTCTTAGATAATGCTGGTAAACACTCAAGATTTTATGAGATGGCTAATATAAGAAGAGAAGGTCAACCACAACTAATTGAACAAAGTGCTGTGGTTTCCAGATTATTTCAGAATGATTTAAAAACTATTTCTAATAGTAGAGAAAATACAGTAATTCTATTTAGTGATGATACCACTTCAACCATGTATGGGTACAAATATTTTGATAATGTACGTGACAGAAAAATGGCAGCATGGTTTAAATGGGAACTAAATGGAAATATTAAATACCATTGTATGCAAGATGATGCTTTATTTGTAGTACAAGAGAATGGCACATCTCGTCAGTTATTAAAGTATTCTATAAAGATGGATGCAGAATCTATCCAACTAGCAGATAACAGAGTACATATGGATTATCTAATGCTTACATCTGGTTGGACATATAACTCAACTACAGGTAAATCTACAAAAGCTAAACCAGCCGGACTAAATGGTACTGGTCAAATAGCAGCATACGATATAGATGCTGGTGTTAATTTAGGTAACTATGCTGAAGTAACAGTAAACGGTAGTAATCTAGAAATAACAGGAGATTGGTCAGGTGAAACGTTCTACATAGGTTATCTATATGAGATGTCAATAACTTTACCTACAATTTACTACAACAGAAAAGAAGGTGAAACGTTCATATCTGATACTAGGTCTAACACTATTCTACATAGAGTAAAGTTAGGGTTTGGACCGGTAGGTGTATATGAAACTACACTGGCTAGAACAGGTAGATCAGATTATACAGAATTGTTTGAAGTAACTCCTGCAAACATAGTAGGAGCTAACACTCAAGGTATTGTAGATGATAATGAATTAAGAACAGTACCAGTATATGATAGAAATACTAACGCAATATTAACTATCAAATCAAAACATCCATCCCCTGCTACAATACATACTTTAACTTGGGAAGGAATACTAAACAATAATTTTTACACTCGTGTCTAAATACATTCACCCAGCAACATTGGAAGCTGCCCTTCGTGTGGCTTCTAATTTATTACCCGATGACTTTCGGGAGGTTACAGAAGGTCATGGACATGACCCTTTAAATGCACTGGTTGTAGGTTTACATAACTGCGACTCAGTTTATTTTGAAGTACCAAATGGTGAGATAGCAGGCATGGCAGGGGTCCACGAAGGTGGACAGATCTGGATGCTTTGCACCCCAGCTATCTTAGAATATCCTCATACCTTTGCTAAAGAAGCATTAAGGTATGTGAAGTCAAGAAAAGAAAAGTTACTATGGAACATTGTTGACGAAAGAAACAAAGTCCATATTAAGTTACTTAGGTTCTTAGGTTTTAAATTTCTTAGGAGATTTACTTACGGACCAAACAATTTATCCTTTATAGAATTTTGCCGTGTGTAGTCCAGCAGCCATAGGACCAGCCGTAGGTGCAATAGGTAACGCAGCCGGAATCTCAGCCGAGAATGACGCTAAGCGTAAAGCCTATGCCCATAAACTAAAAGTCCGTGAACGTAAGTGGATGCAACAAACCGTCACTTACAAAACAAAAAAAGTACAATTTGAACAACAAGTTGATCTAGCAAATATTGCAGCTCAACGATCTTATTCAGAAATAAATAAAAAAATATATGATGCCAGATCTCTAGCAATTCTGCAAAACCAAAGTGATTTTATGAAGATGATAAAAAATCAAGGTGATATCATGGCACGTGCAGCAGAGAGAGGTGTCAGTGGAAAGTCTTTAGCTAAAATGTTAGTTACTAACCAAGGTAGTCTTGGTATGCAACAAGCCATGAGAGCTCGTGGTTTATCAATGGCAATGCAAAGAGCAAAGTCAGGTAAAGAAGACATAAGAACTCAACTTAAATCAGACATAAATAGATCTTACTCTAGAGTAGCTTTGACACCAGTACAAGACATAGCACCACTACCTCCAACTTTAGGCAATCCCGGAATGGCATTGATGATGGGTATGGCTAATGCTGTATCAGCAGGAATCGGTGGCATGGATAGTAATACTATGGGTAATTACTCAGTAAGTGGAGGAGCGTCAGTTCCTAATGTTTCAGGAGGAATGATGACTGGAACTTATGGTTCAGGCATACCAACTGGAGCAGCCGGATATGGTTTTTCTAGTAATGCAGGATTTGTTTCACCACATTTATCAGGTGTAAACCCTTATTAATTATGACAATGTTTCCTAATTATGACGTATCTGGTAGACGAATTACTCCACAAGAAATTGTAGATGTTATTCCAGAACAAGAACAACAAGATGCCCAGATACAACGCTCTGAAGAAGCGTATTTACAGCAGCTAGAAAAAAACGAATTTGATAAAGCTCAGAACACCAAAGATATGTTTGGTGGTTTAGAGAAACTATCTTTATCAGTTCAAGATCTAGTTACAAAAAGACAAGAAAAATATAAGCAAGATAGAGAAGCACAAATAAAACTTGATATCTTAACTAAAGGTGTTAGTCCAGAACTAGAAGCACAATTTAGAGGTCAACGTGCAACTCTATTTGAAGATGATGTAGCTGCACAAGAGTTTGCATCTAAAATAGAAGCCGAAACCGGTGACTCTATTACCGCCAATGAATTTCGTAAGATGGCTGGCTGGGAAAGGTATATGGTTGCAGAACAATATGCTTTACAAAAAGCTAAAGATTGCGACCAATTTGTATATAAGGCTTACGAAACTACTAAGATAGATGTTGTTCGTGATGGAGTCCCTGCGTCAGTAGGACACATGGATGACTTATCTCCAGCAGAACAGGCAGCATTAGATACAAAGATTAAGTTTGAGTATGCTAAACAGTTTTCAGGATTAAACCCAGCAATGGTAGCTACTGTTGTCAAACCAGAAATAGATAAGTTTGATGACCTTAGAAGAAAAAAACAAGCTGCTATAAGAGAAGCTGCTTATCAGATACAAGTTAAAGAATCTGATGACAAGAGGATAGAAATAGGTTTTGTTACAGCTAACCCTGCTGATGGACATAACTTAGCTCATCAATGGGCAGCAAGATACGCAGCTAGAAATAGAACTACTGTACAGGCTGGTAGAATAGCATTTAAAGAAAGTCTTATAGAACAAGTAGAACAGAATAAAATCACATATCCACAAGCTATGTCTATAGTTAATCACGAAATACAAGCTCGTGATGGTTCTATGAAGACAATGATGTCTTGGAGAGAATGGGATAATTTAGGTGAAGAGTTAGTAGAAGCATCCGTTAAAGGGTCTGCTGCTAGAGAAACACAGAAAACCAATGATATAAATGCTGATTTAGAAACTATTAAAGCTTTAAAAAATCCTACTAACGATCAAAAAGCTCAACTGTATTCAGCATTTAAACAGAAGTATGATGGTTATGTTCCTGCTAAATTACATGGTGCTTTACAAGGTCATTTAGATGATGATGTTGCAAGAGACCAACTTAATGAATCTATAAGATTCCAAGGTGGTGTGTATGAGTTTGACTTAGCTAATGTTAGTACAACTGTTTATAACGAATACAAAGATAAGATACTTAGTGCTGGTTCTGCGGTTCCCGGAACTGACGAACATAAGGAAGCTAACAAATGGATTACTAGCTATACAAATGATGGCATGGAAACAGAGTTAGGTGAAACAGATGCTAAATCCCCACAGTGGTTAGCTCTAAATGACAACTTAAAAGAGTTGTATTTTAGAACTTATAAAAATACTTTATATAGAGACGGACAGAAAGTAGCTACTGAAGCTCAAGCTAATCAGGCTGCAAAGCTTGCAGTACAACAAGCTGTTGGTGATGAAAAGACTCTCAACATGATGATGAGTACAGACTTTACAGATGACGGTGATGAAACATATAACCGTATGATGCAAGTCTCTATGACTCAAGCTGGTGGAGGTAACTGGTTAAAACAGAAAATTACATCCAATCAACAAGTAGATAAAGATTTAGTTTCTTGGTATAAAACTCCATTAAAACAATCAAAGGATTTACCAGCTTACTATAAAGATTTAGCAATGAGAATGGGAGTTAATCCTATTGATCTAGCTAATTCTCAAGTTAGATTTCTGGTAGATGAAGAAGTGAAAACAGATAAAAAAGAAGAGAAGTATAATCAAAATATTTTAAGACTTTTATATAAATTTCCAACTCGTGAAAAGATTACAAGAGCAAGACTTGAAGCGGAAGGAGCTGGAGATCAAAATACAAAAACATCTATTTATAACAAAAAAGGTTTAACAATAACGAATGAGTAACTACGGTTTACTTGGCGTTTGTTAGCCAATAATTACCGTGGTAACTATGGAAGATGAATTAAATTTTCAGGTAGGAATATCTGGAGAAGGACTGACTATAACAGAAACACAACAGGCAGTCCAAAATATGCAAGAGGCAGAACAAGAACGTTCTGATTTAAGAGAGCAAAATGCTCAAATAGAAGAAGCTAAGATTGAAGGTAATAAACCTGAAGGAGCTACATTAGGTGACTATGTTGCCGATACTGTTAAAGCACCTATTGCTGGTGTAAGAGATGGTGTTGCTAATATCATCACTGCTCCTGAAAGAGTTATTGACTTTATATCTGGCGAGATGGATGAAGAAGCCGCAACTGAAGAAGGCTATGACACTGAGTGGGATGATTTTCTTTATGGAGAAAATGACCCATTAGAAACTAAAACTTGGTGGGGTGGTTTAATCAGAACAGGTACAGAAGTTGCAACTACTTTAGGTTTGACTGGAGGATTTGGAGGAGTAGGTAAAGTTGGTAAAGGACTAACCTTTATGCAAAGTCTAAAGACTGGTGCATTAACCGGAGCTAGATTTGACTTACTAGATAAAGACTCACAAGACGACAATATCTCTGGAATGCTAAAAGAAAGATTTCCTTTATTTGATACTCCACTAGCTACACAAGATTCTGACAGTCCTATAATGAAGACTGTTAAAAATGTAGCAGAAGGTATGTTGATTGGAGGTGTATTTGATAGTCTTTTATATGGAGTTACTAAAGGTCAATCTAAAGAAGCTATTGAAAATGTAATTAATTCTAGAAGAAAAAGTGTTAAATCACAACAACTAGAAGAAGCTGCTACACAGATGAAAGAGCCCGGATTTAGGGCAAGTAAGAATCCAAAACTAGCTAACAAATCACAAGGTGGTACTACTTCATTAGAAACAGGTCCAGCTCTTAACAAAGCTAGGAGACAAAAGAAAACACAACTAGGTTCTGAAGAAGGAAGCATTGGATCATCACTATCTAACACCGAAGTCACTGCACTTACTAAAGGAACTGGAGAAGCTAGAAAAGTAGTTGAAAAAGTATTACGTAGATTTAGAAGTCAAGGTTATGTAGAACAGATGAAAGAAACTGCTGCACGTCAAGGTAAATCTCTTGATGAAATGTATGCACAAGATCTAGATACTTATAAAGCTATTTTTGAAGGTAGGAATACAACTGACCTTACTCCTGAAGAGTTTTGGAAACAAATAAGTAAAGAGAAATTTGACCGTAAAAGTGGTAAGAAAGTTTTATATTCTTATGTTGCTCCTGAATATGCTGATGCTATAGACATGATTAATGCTTCTCTATTTAATGAAATAAGAGATGCAGGAGTTTCAGCTAGAGAATTAGCAAATATATATGACATAAAAGATATTGATGGTCCTGCACAGAAGATGGTTGAAAAACTGATTGCTGGTTTACAGATGAGAAAAATGGCTAGTGCCGATGTATCTCAACAACTTAAAGAGTTTGGTAAAGCATCAGGTAAAAGAGTATCTCCTAAACTACAAGCTGAGATGATTGATAAACAAGTACAGGAAAGTGTTGATGCTTTTCGTATGGCGTTAGATATGACTGGTGATGAAGGTGATGAGATATTTAAAGCTATGTTTGAGGGTATCTCTATGGCTAAAGATATTCATACATTAGATGACCTTGATGCTTTTATGAGAGTGAAAATGAGAGGTGGTCAATGGGGTGGAGATGTTAAAAAGACTGGTGCATTTTTAAGAGAGATGGGTTCTATGTTTACTCATAGTGTTCTATCTGGACCTAAAACAGCAGTCCGAGCTATATTAGGTACATCCACTGCAACCTTTACTAGACCTATGGCTATGGCTTTAGGTGGTGCAATGAGAGGTGATGGAGCTACAATGAGAGCTGGTTTAGCATCACTGAATGCTATGCGCGAAGCTGTGCCTGAATCTTTTGAATTATTTAAAAGAAGATTAAATTCTTATTGGGCTGGTGATATCTCAACGATGAAAACTAGATTTATAGAAAGAACAAAAGTAGACGACCAATGGCAAATGTATGGACATTGGGCAGAAACTAGAGGAACTAAGGTAGATAAAGCTTTATATAGAACTGCTAATATGGTTAGAGGTTTAAATGACAATAGTTTTTTAACCTACTCAACTAAACTTATGGCGTCTACTGACGATGCTTTTGCATTAATTATTGGTAGAGCTAAATCAAGAGAAAAAGCATTCTTAAAAGCAGCAGAAAAACTACCTGATGGTAACTTTCAAAACCTAGATGCTAAGTTTTTTAGAGAGTATGAAGATAATTTTAATAAAGAAATTTTTGATGCTAATGGTAATATTACTGACAAAGCTGCTGAATTTAGTAGAAAAGAAGCTACTCTTACTCAAGACCTTACAGGTTTCTCTGCAAAACTCGCAGATGCTTTTAATGAAGCACCATGGGCTAGACCATTTTTTCTATTCGCTAGAACTGGAGTTAACGGATTAGCTTTAACTGCAAAACATACTCCCGGATTTAACTTCTTGGTTAAAGAATTTAACATGATAGCCAAGGCAAAACCCGGAGATAATTTACAAGACCTTGCTCAGTATGGTATTCATAATGCAACTGATTTAATGAATGCTAAAGCTATCCAAAACGGAAGATTAGCTATGGGAAGTGCAGCATTAAGTATGGCTTCAATGGCTTATCTTAGTGGTGGATTACATGGCAATGGACCTACAGATAGAAAACAAAGACAAGCATGGATGGACATGGGATGGAAACCAAGAACTATTAAAATTGGTGACGTCTGGGTTAACTATG